CCCAGGATCAATTGTCCCGTTCAGTAGCCATCCATCGGGTGACAGGTTGCCATGTATGTCTTGTAGCACACCGTATGCCTCCGACACTGCCAGCTCTTTCGTCATCTGTTCTGGTGGTGCATCCAGATTGACCATCGCTACAGGTGCGGGGTGCATATAGATATCATCCGCCATCTTTCTTCTCCTTTGAAAACGAATAGGGGAGACCGTAAGGCGTCTCTCCGTCTATGAATGATTGATACAGACCTAGTGCATCCAGCTGCCTGAAGATGTGAGCGCCAACAAGGTCAGGGTGCAGTGCAGCTATCGCGGCTCCGATGTCGTCGAAGAACACATCACGATAGCCATCATCGAACTTGCCACGGAAGTAGCTCATTCGAACAGCTCTTTCAACTCTGCTTCCATGCTCGTCAGCTCATCGACATATTCGTGCAGAACATTTCGGAATATCTCTACACGCATCAATTCAGTTGTGGAGACATTACTTGACAGTTCTAATACACTTAGATTCGCGGTCATGACTGCCCTTGCTCTTACGATTACTTCAATTAACTCTTTAACTGCCAAATCTATTGCCATTGTGCAACTCCTCGTAGGTTACTACGTACTTAGCGACAACTTGGCAGAATATGTGTATACTTCGCCGTCTCCAACGCCTTTGCCACTTCCATCTGATTCGCCAGACAGTCTAGGTAATTCTGTCTGGACACACCTGTGATCAGTAAGAGGGTAATACAGAGTGCTCCTACGATGATCAATGCCACTATCTCTGCCTTCATACGTTCTCCAATTTTTAAGGTGCCCCGAAGGACACCCTAGTTGTTTACCTTACAGGACAAGCACCCGTTGCACACTCATCGCCACCTTCGAATTGAGCACTCGAAATGGAAGTGATGATTGTGGTACTTGCAACGAGTTCGTCGTACTGCTCCTTTGTGATAGCCTCGTATGGCGCTTGTGTGAAGCCATGCTCGTTATGTAGCAAGAACGATAACGACTTATGATTGTTACGATAGTGCTTCAGCAGATAGTCCTTGATCTCAGGCAGCTCTTCCTTCTTGTAGTAGATCGTGCAACTGACACTATTATCTGACCACTCAGTCTGTAAACGCTTGATCCACTTCAACTGCTCCATTGCTGTCATCTGATCTGCAAGGATAGTGCCCTCTGGGTACGCGAACGGGAACGTCACAACGACAGTGTTGTAGTCGTCCTTGCCGTCATAGTCCTTCTGGTACTCCACAGGATAGCCATGCTTACGACAGACTTCCACCAACTCATGACCAGCTGCAATCCGAATACGGCGTACCATGTACTGTGAGTAGCCGGGATGAACACCTGGAGTAACACCAGGAAGCAACGACAATGTGCCGCTAGGCTTCACCGTAGTAAGCTTGATCGAGGTGTTCAAGTCTTTCAACTCTGAGTAGCGCTCATCGTAGTTACGCAAGTGAATGTAGCCATCGCTCATCCAGCTAAGTTGCTCCTTGCTTGCCTGAAGGATACCTGTGAGGCCGATACCCATGCGCATGTTCTGGTGAACAATCTGATCTGTCTCCGGGTGGTGACACGGGATCAGCAATGAATGCTTGTTCACACGATACAACAACTCGATCAGATCGAAGAACTCTTCACGCGATGTGATGTTCGGCAGGAATATCTCCGCCAGACAACACGTCTCGTATGGAGCAAGAGACTGCTCCGCACAGGGATTGTATCCTTGAACCTCAGGATCAGGGTACTCATCCTCACCTAGACGTCCAACCTTGCGAGACAAACGCAGATTGACAAGTCCGTATGGCTCACGCGGATTGCCCTTATTATCAGGCGAGTAGGTATCCCAGAAGTACTCGTGCAGATCACGAATATCATCGCATGCAACCGAGTTGTTACTCATAGCACGCCATGCTGGAACGTTACCGATATCGAACCTCTTAGCAAGCAGGAACTCGATATCGTCAGGATCGCCAATTGCTATCTGTGCACTGCGTCGGACATTCCCTGCCACAATTACATGTCCGATGATGTTCATGATATCGAGGCAGTCGATCGGCCTTACTTTCTTCCCAGAGCGTCGGAGTAGTACTTCCGATATTTTTCCAACTCCCCAAACGAGATCTTCTGGACCTGAAGCAACACCTCCAAAGCCCTTAATCGGCGTTCCCTTACCACGCACAACTTGTGTGGAATACGTGAACGTCCCTTTCTCTTTCCTTTCCGAAAGGAAGGCGGCTTTGAGAGTTTTAGCAAGGAACCTAACCCAGCCTTCCCTACTATCAGGTATAATGAAGTCTGCTCCCCCGTGATCAATGCGTGTAGGCGCTCGAAACCACTCTCGGACTGCCGGTAGTTTGTCAACATGTTTGGCCTGTATATTGTAGCCCACACCTGAGCCAAGTGCGAGCATGTCCATCGTCCACGTGAAAGGAACGATCGGGTGATCCACGACCACGAATGCACAGTTCTGCAGACTGGCCAACCCAAAACGTTCAACTGTATGCGTTCCTAATTGCCATAGGAACCGTCCTGCAACGCTACCCTTCAATTCCAACAGATACTGTCTAAGGCGCAATGATTCTGCTTCCGAGAAGTCACAGGTCAACTGATTGTTACAAGCATCGACGACACGATTGATTGTGTCTTCGAACTCCTCTGTTGGACCGCTGTTACCTTCCAGATGCCGACTGTACGTCCTCTTATATGTGAGATAGCCTACGCTACTCCAGGGAGTTTTAGACATGTTGCTCCTTTTACATTGGTTGGAAGTCTTCTTCAGGTGAAGAACTTGCCGCAACCAGTCTACCGGTTTTATAGTTATAGTAAGCGCCTCTTACGGTACCAGTCAAACCCGTATGCCTACATTTGAGAACACGCATCTTGATCGTGTTACGCGTCATGTCATCGTCAGCCGTCATGTCTCTGGCAAAGCTAACAATATCGAAGGATATCTGCTTGATACTACCACTGCCCTTGATGTCATCAACACTTGGCAATTTGCCTTCCTCAAACGACTTTCCGCCTACTGGTGCTTTACGTAAGTGCGATATCAGTCCGATCCATGTTGGATGTCGCTTGACTATCCGTTGCATGGTATTCATGATCTTGTCTATCGCCTCGTTTCCAGACAGGCCCTCAGTTCCCTCAGACACAAGGATTGTTATATGGTCGATGAACAGGTACTTACAGCCCATCAGACACATATACTCTAGCTTCTCGGTGATGCTGTCATCATTCATACTGCCCTGGTGGTCTAGCAGCAGTACACGATCACTACCGAACACTGCATCGAAACCAACCTTCAGCTCAGGTAACGGTATCTCCTCATCTGCAGGGTTACGTAGCAATTGCATGCCAGATAACTTCCTAGCTGTCTCAGCAGGTGCTTCTTCAAGGGATACAATCCCGATCTTAGCATCGGTGGTCTGCAGTATGTGCAGCATGATCTCTCGCTGCATGGTGCTCTTGCCTGCACCTGTGCCTGATATGAACAGAGAGATTTCACCCTCTCTCATACCCTTCAGTTTCTCATTGAGGCCGCCCAGACAATCTGGATACGGTACAGATGGCAATGAGTTGTACTCTTCAAGTGCAGCCCACAGCTTATCCTTGTCGATCACTCCAGATGGAATGAATCGTTCGGCATCCCATATCTTAGTGAGCAACTCATCAGGGCCATGCACCGTTAGCATCTTGTTGGCGTCTTTGACAGGCAACTTACAGACTTTTACCTTGTCGACACCAATGATCTTGATGGCCTTAGCGAGTATCTCATTACCTGCCTCATCATTGTCCAGACACAGAACAACCTCGCCGAAACTGCGAAGCCACTCTCTATTTGCTAGGATTGCAACATCAGCGAATGCCTTAGCTGAGGGTAACGATACAACAGGATAAATCTTGCCGTACTTCTTCATGTATGCCTGTGCCACACTAAGTGTATCAACTTCACCCTCAGTGATTACGACACGCTTGCCACCACCCTGGAAACGCTCCTTACCGAACAGTGTCTTGCACTTACCGATCGAATAGAATGCCTTCGGTATCTTTCTAACCTTGTAGGCATCGCCCTCGTAAGGGTAGTAGTGTTCATTGATCTTGCCATCTGATCCGAAGCCCACGCGGACATCGTAGAACTCACAGACAGCCTTATCAATACCTCGACCAATTGCCTGCACAGGAAACTGTTTCACCTCCTCGGCAGTAGTTGGCCCCTTGACGTAATTATTCTTGACAGGTTCTGGTGTCTCCTTTTCCACAACCGTAGTGCCTTTCTTGAAGTACTTCTGGCATACAAAACAGAATGAACTTCCATCCTCGTACACCTGGCGTCCGTCACTGCTACTGCAATCATCATTGATACAAGGCTGATTAGCCTTGACGATTTTCCCCATCTGTCGCTCCGTTAGTGGGTAATGCGTGTTTGTCAACACCCATGAGAGCACCGCCGAACAACAGCAGTGCCATCGCCATTACCATATAGTCGGCAGCTGTCCATGCTGCTTGTTGCGCAGATAATACTGCGCCCAACATTGTAAAGATCACTGCCAACATCACGCAAAGTTGCCCAATGAATTTAAGCAAGTTTCTTCCTTTCTACTTTCAAATTACTGAAGTTGACATTCAGCAGCCACGTGTGTCCGTACGCAATCGCCAACTTATAGACAGCTACAACGTCTAAGGCGCGCTTGTCATAGATAGCTAGGTGTTGTTCAGCCTTACCTACAAAGTGCTGATTTACCTTACTGTACACTGGAGCTGCCCAGAGTTCAAGGTGTTTGTTGTAAAGCTTGTGCTGATACACGATTGCTCCAGTCGTCTAGCCGTTGTTTGTGCCTTTCTGTAATCCTCTCAGATACCTTCCAGGTTACAGCCTCCATGTAGCCATTGTACCAACGATCCTGATTAACGAAGCACTCGACATGCATCATCGTCCATGCTTCCGCGTAACCAAGAGTGCCACGCTTGTGATACTCTTCCAGGCAGACAAAGTCGAAGTTGTTCAGACCGTACTGCTTGACGTCAATCACGAGCTCCTTGCTAGAACTTGTGTATGAACGCCAGGTTGTTTCCTGCCCTTTGACTTTTCCTTTCGTCGATACGTATTGCTTGCTACCAATGTACGCTCGCCCATTCACCTTGTTGCGAATCAGATAGATAAAGCCAAAGCAATTCTTCTGATTCATAAGCTCTGGAAAGTCCCAGTGTCCATTGGGTTCTTCAGTGTAACGGGACTTACGCGGTCGCGTGATGATGTTCTCTTTGCTAGACGCCTGTACTGGCGTGATTATGCCAGTGTCAGTGTCCATGAGAACTGGAGTTATTCTCAAGCTACCGATTGACATTCGGCCTCCGAAACAAACAGCTTTGCAGCGGTTACCGAGGCAAACGAACGCTCTTCGGGCTCACCCTTTTTTCTTAAATAGATAGGGGCTTCGTTGATGTATTTGATAATAGTCCACGGCCCTTTTGTACGTAACACAGGGCAATACGGCCCTTCGTCATCTTCGTTGCGCCAACCGTCTTCTTCCATATACATGGACATTACGTTACTCCTCTCTATGCTCGTTTTCGTGTCTGCGTTTCTGTCACCCTATCTTGAGTGACATGCCGGTCGCCTTGACCGCTGTGGCTTGCGGAGTGGCTGCAGGCGCGGCGATTGGGGGCGCGGCGATACTCGCCCCATGGGGTGCACCCGCGTCCGGCAGCGTGGCAGTTTTGGCCGGTGCTGCCAATTTTTCCGCCTCTCCTTGTGCCGCAAGGGACTCCGAAATAGACGAATCCATGCTCAGGACTGTCTGAACAATCTCCCAAGACCTACAGCTGAAGAAGTCATCCTCGTGCTTCTTGAGATAGAGCATCGCCCCGTTACTCTGGAGATAGTTATACCAGTCTGTCGGGTAGAAGCTCATGTATTGCTCGACAACAACTTCCTGCATGTCGAACTCCGTACTACAATCCACTAGCAGCTTCTCAGCCTTAACAGGGCCAACACCTGGAATTCCAGGTATGTTGTCAACGCCGTCGCCCTTGAGCAGCTGCTCATAGAAGAACCGTAATGCGAATTCCTCTGTGATCTCTTCTATCACATTGGTTTTCATATTGTAGTACAGCCCAGGGATACACTTCAGATCCTTGTCAATAGTGCAGATAACATAAGGCATCTCTGCAAGACGAGCTTGCTCCGCCCATATCCGCATCAAATCGTCGGCCTCCATATTGACAGCCTCTACTGCCAGACCTTCGTCCACAGCCATTCCTCTTAGTACTGGTACGAAGAAGTTGGACTGCCGAGGATCCTTGTGCCGGTTCATCTTGTATTCTGGATACAACAGATTCCTAAAGTTATGCTGACTCTTTACAGCCATCAGGTGGTCTGTTGCAAATACACAATCGAGCAAGTCTTTAGCCTGACGCTGGAAATTATCCCACGACTGACCCAAGTACTCTGCATCCTCTGCCATAGTGTATTCTTTGTTTGCCTTTACAAGATTGCCCTTGTCGTTGAGGATTAAGTTAACAGCCTCATCTGGCTTGAACCTTGTCTTGCACGCGTGATAAGCGAGCACATCACCGTCTATTATTGCCAGCATCAGTATCCTCTCCGTTGTACTTCTCACTCAAGCCGCGCCAGCGAATGGCAACCCAAGGAATCATCTTTCCCTGGGGATTCTTGTAGTACCAAGCAAGACCATCCCAATAGTGTCGCTTACCACAGATACACTCTGTTGGATACCAACCTACTCTATGCGGGTTTACACTTGGCGGATACCAACGTGTGTACTTACTCACTAGCGCAGCTCCTTTATCAACTGTGGTATTACGAATAGTGCCGTCCAGTTCTCAACATTCGCAGGGCAAACATTGATTGTGGTCAGCCCGTGTGTAGTACCATCATATTCGATATCGTCTGTCAATACCCAGCATACAGGATCTAGCGGGTACAGCTCTTCTAAAAGGCTACGCGTATAAGCCTCCAGCCAGACATCAGAAGGACT